ACCACCTAGCACATGCTTTATGTTGTCTCATGTTTTTATATGAACACGACGTAAAATACAGTGTACAAAATGACAAAAATGTGGTATAATATATATTATTAATCGTGAGGAATCAATATGAAGTTAACTAAAGAGACGATTGCAATCTTAAAAAACTTTGCAATCATTCAACCAAACCTTATGTTCAAAGCGGGAAGCGAACTTAAAACTATTGCTGAAGCTAAGAATATCGTAGCTAAAGCAACAATCACTGAACAAATCCCCCAAGATTTTGGCATCTATGATGTCAATGATTTCTTGTCATCGTTATCATTATTCAATGATCCAACATTTGATTTCTCTGAAGATGGTAAATCAGCATATATCTCAGAAGGTAAATCATCTTTGACTTACTTTTTCTCTGAAGAATCTTCATTGACATTCCCACAAAAAGATGTCTCAATGCCTCAAACAGATGTGTCATTTGTATTAACAGATACAGTGTTGAGCTCATTGAAACGCGCCACATCGCTATTATCCGTATCAACAGTAGCTATTGAAGATGCTGGTAGTGGTATGGTAATTCGAGTTAAAGATGCTAAAAATAATACATCTAACTCGTATGGTACTGAAGTAGAAGGTAATAACGGCAATCATAGTTTTAAATTCCATTTCGATATCAGTAATTTTAAAATTTTACCAGGTGATTATGATGTATCCATCTCTGGTAAATTAATCTCTCATTTCAAACACAAGACATTACCTATTGAGTATTGGATTGCACTTGAAAAATCATCAACTTATGAGGCATAATTATGAAGTTAACAGACTTACAATTAGTAATACAAATCATAGATTTAGCATCTGAAAAGGGTGTATTTAAAGGTGCTGACCTTAAAACAGTCGGCGAAGTACGTGAACGCATTATTGAATTTGTAAAAGCAAATGCTCAACAAGTCCCACCACAACCAGCAGAAACAGCAGCAGAAGGAGTAACAACAGATGAGCCTAACACAGAGACTAAGTAATCCGTCAGATCGTAAAGCTGTTTATGATGCGATCGTAGAGATATCTAATTCTATGACTCGTATGGAAGCAGAACGCGATCTTATTCGAGAGACATTAAAAGATGTGGCAACTAAGTATGAGTTACCACAAAAGTATACTCGAACATTGGCAAAGATCTATCACAAGCAAAACTTTAATGAGTTTAAAGCTGAGCAATCAGAAGTAGAAGATCTCTACGAATCTATCAGCGCTTAATTGTTGTACTATTATATTATGGAGTTTTTGAATGCAAGATCAATTTTTATGGGTAGAAAAGTATCGTCCTAAAACGATCGACCAATGTATCCTTCCAAAGGCTCTTAAGGACACATTTCAAACAATAGTCAATAACGGTGAATTGCCAAACCTAATGTTCTCAGGAACTGCAGGTCTTGGCAAAACCACTGTCGCGCGAGCCTTATGTGAACAACTTGGCATCGACTATATCATCATCAATGGATCTGAAGAAGGTAACATCGACACTCTTCGTACAAAGATTCGTCAGTTTGCATCAACAGTATCATTACAAGGCGGTTATAAATGTGTGATCCTAGACGAAGCAGATTATCTTAATCCTCAATCAACTCAACCAGCTCTTCGTGGATTCATTGAAGAATTTGCTGATAATTGCCGATTCATCTTAACATGTAACTTTAAGAACCGCATCATTGAACCACTTCATTCTCGTTGTGGTGTCATCGACTTTAAGTTTGATAAAAAACAATTAGCTGGTCTATGCGGTCAATTCTTAACACGTCTTAAAGATATCCTTACAAAAGAAAGTGTAACATTCGAAGAAGCTACATTAGCTGAGCTAATTTTGAAGCATGCTCCAGATTGGAGACGCGTTCTTAATGAAGCTCAACGCTATTCTGTTGGTGGTACTATCGATTCTGGTATTTTAGTTACACTCAATGATAAGTCTATCAAAGATTTAATGGAAGCACTTAAAGCTAAAAACTTTAAAGGCATGCGTGAATGGGTTGTCAATAATATTGATACAGAACCACATGCTATCTTTCGTAAAGTTTATGATGTTCTTAGTGAACACCTCCAACCACAATCAATTCCACAAGTGATTCTTATACTTGCCGATTATCAATATAAGAATGCCTTCGTAGCTGACCATGAGCTAAATGTTGTTGCATGTATGACAGAAGTTATGGCTAATGCGGAGTGGAAATGATGCTAGCTAAAATATATCCCAAAGAACAATTTTGGTTTGTAGAATATATAGATCAAGATACTGATAAACCACCTGCTACTGGCATTTTTGTAGAATTACAAGACGCTAGACAAGCAGCAATTGAATGGTGTAAAGGAGTCGTCGAAAATGTGGCGATTGTGGGCAAAAGCGATTGGTAGTAAAGGAAGTGCTAATAATTCTGAAGCCGACAACATTGCTATTATTAGAACACTTATCCTTTGCAGCTATCTTATAACTAACCTGGTTATTATTGCAGGTGTAATACATCATTGGTAATATATGAATCCTTTTGAATATGTAAATGCTATCTGCGATACTAAACAAAATCTCATCGTAGATGAGCTAAGTGAGAAAAATTATAATCCTTTCATGGTGAATAGATCTTTGTCCTATCACTATGACACTGTCCTGCTGGCTAATGAAATGAACCAGCGCCATTTCCTAGATAAGAAGCTTCAAAACGAGTTTCTTATAAATACAATCAGGAAGAAAAAAAGGTTTGCCAAATGGATAAAACCTATTTCTTCTGATGATTTGGAAGTGGTTAAAGAGTATTATGGCTATAGCAATGAGAAGGCTCGTCAAGTTCTGCCTCTGCTTAGTCATGATCAAATGGGACAATTGAGACAAAGGATTTTTAAAGGTGGAAAATAACGAAAAGAGCGTCGAGTGGACGCCAGCTTCTATGCTGGAAATCACACTAAACGAGCCGGACGATTTCCTAAAAGTACGCGAAACTCTAACTAGAATTGGAGTAGCGTCACGTAAGGATAAAAAGTTATATCAATCTTGCCATATATTGCATAAGCAAGGTAGATATTTCATCGTTCACTTCAAAGAATTATTTGTATTAGATGGCAAGCCGTCAACTATTACAGAAAACGATATTCAAAGACGAAACACAATCGCGGTATTATTATCGGATTGGGGTCTTGTGACTATAAATAATGTAGAACAATCCAAAGATCGGGCTCCTTTAAGACAGATCAAAGTACTGGCATTTAAAGAGCGCGATGAATGGGAATTGTGTCCTAAATATAATATAGGTAATACACGAAAAGAATTCTGATCCTTCGGGATCCGAACATGGTGATAGTAACCATGTAAAAAACTATCACTCTCATGCCCATTCTGGGGTGAGATTTTAATAAACTTAACTCGCTTAATAGGAGCTATTATGAACACATTAGTAAAACAACTATTCGAAAAACCTTTCGAAACTTTAAACGTATCTTCAAAAGACTTTGATAAGTTCTTTGTTGGTTTTGACGATCAATTCGACAAACTAGCAAAACTTCAACAAGACTTTGCAAAGAACGTTCCGAACTATCCTCCATATAACATCCGCAAAATAGCCGATAACAAATATGTTATTGAACTTGCTATTGCTGGTTTCGCGCAATCAGATGTAGAAGTTACAATCGACGGTAACAAACTTACTGTTACTGGTAAAACTACAGACGCAGAAACAGATTACCTATTTAAAGGTATTGCAAATCGTGCATTCACCCGCACATTTGCTTTAGCTGATAAAATAGAAGTTGAATCTGCTGAGATGGTTAATGGTATGTTAAAAGTTGCTCTTGAAAAGTTGGCTGAAATTTCAACTGTTAAGAAAATTGACATAAATTCTTCAGCTAAAAAATCCAAGAAAAAGCTTTTAACAGAGGATGAAGAATATGCCACAGCTGCTGAAACTCTTTAAAGATGTAATTAGTGGATTGTATGAAGGCATCATAATGATGCGCAAACATAAAGCTGATAGGTTTAATAGATTATGAATAATTGGATACCTATGACTGATGATGATTGGGATTGGGTTAACGGTATACCACCTAAAAAATCTAAGTCTTAAAAACCGGGAGGCTTAAGTGCCTCCCATTTCTTTTATAGATAATACTATGAAAGAAAAAACAAACCATTTAGTTTCAATGGAAACGGTTCGATTAGGAGATTGGTATATAAAAGCCAGTCAAATGAAAGGATATGTTTTATTGATTATGATAAATTTTTATAATGCTAAGTTTGTTCTACAACATGTTGATGATGTACATAAGGCAAACTTAATCGTTGAATACGTTATTGAAAAAGGTGATTTATGATTAGAGTACTTCAATTAGTAACTGCACAAGAAATTATTGGTGAAGTTACAGAAACCGCAGATACATTTACTGTTAAAAATCCTGCAACAATCCACATGGTACCACAACAAAACGGTGGTTCATTCGGAATCGGACTAATACCATTTATGCCGTACTTAGATGGTTCTCAAGTCAATATCAATAAAGACAAAATAGTAATTACCGCAGAACCTTCAGTGGATATGCGAAACAATTACAATAAAATGTTTGGGAGTGGCATCCAAATAGCCAATGTAATACCAAAATAAGATTCAAAAAAGCATGTACTTTTTTTTCTCGTTATGGTATAATAGGCTATATGGAATTCTACACAAACATTTCTCGCTACGGCAATCAACTTCTCTACCGCGGTTATAAAGACGGTAGACGAATACAAACAAAAATCCCTTTCTCCCCTACGCTGTACGTACCAGTAGAAAAATCTACTGCATGGAAAGCTCTCGACGGAAAGTCAGTTGAACCTGTCCGTCTCGAAACCATGCGTGAAGCTAAAGAATTCGTCGAACGATATAAAGATGTATCGAACTTCGAGATCTATGGCAATACAAACTATATTGCTCAGTTCGTAGCAGAAAAGTTTCCTAATGAAATCAAATTCGATTCTTCATTAATCAATATCACCACTATCGATATTGAAGTTGCTTCTGACGAAGGATTTCCTGAACCTGAACAAGCTAATTATCCTATCACAGCAATTGCAATTAAAAATAACATAGACAACATTTTCTATGTATTCGGTCTTGGTGATTATGATGTGTCTAAGTCAATCATGAAAGACAATCTTGTTAAATACGAGAAGTGTCGTGACGAACATGAATTGCTAATCAAGTTCATTGCCCATTGGGGTACACCTTCTCATATGCCAGATGTTGTGACTGGTTGGAATATTCGTAACTTCGATATCCCATACATCATCAATCGTGCAGCTCGTATCGTACATGAAGATACGATTAAGAAGCTATCTCCATGGGGTAGAGTCGAAGAAAAACAAGTCACTATGCAGAAAAGACAAGTGCAGATGTATGATATCATCGGCGTAGCACAACTTGATTGGATGGATCTCTTTAAGAAATTTGGTTATACTTTCGGCCCACAAGAAACATATCGCTTAGATCATATCGCCAATGTAGTACTCGGTGAACGTAAACTAGAATACGATGGTACATTACATTCGTTGTATATGACAGATCATCAAAAATTCATCGACTATAATATTCGAGATGTAGATCTTGTTGATCGTATGGAAGACAAAGTAGGTTTGATCGTACTATGCTTTACGATGGCTTATAGAGCTGGTGTTAATTACAGCGACACATTCGGCACAACTGCTATTTGGGATAGTTTAATCTATCGCTATTTGTTACCACAAAATATTGTAGTACCACCAAATAAAGAATCTATTAAAGAAGCATACGACGGTGGTTATGTTAAAGATCCACAATGCGGTGTTCACGATTGGGTTGCATCATTCGACGTCAATTCACTTTATCCTAATATCATTGTTCAGTGGAATATGTCACCTGAGACTATCATACGAGGTCGTCATGACCATCGTGTGTCACCAGATTCTATTCTTGAAGGATATCAACCTGAAAAGACAGAATATGGTATTGCAGGTAGCGGTCAAATGTTCTCTAATCAAAAGCAAGGTTTCATGCCTAAGATTATCGAAGAGATGTATGACGAACGTGTGAAGATCAAAACGCTTATGCTCGATGCTAAAAAAGAATTAGAAGCATCTGATAAGACGAATAAACAAGAAATGTATAGAATTGAACGAGACATCGCTCGATATGAAAATCAACAGACATCTATTAAGATTCTATTAAACTCTCTTTACGGTGCACTAGGCAACAAGTATTTCAGATACTTTACTATGGAAATTGCAGAAGGCATTACACTATCTGGTCAAATGATTATTCGATGGGCAGAAAAAGCTGTAAACGAATATCTTAATAAAGCATTAAAGAATAAAAAAGAAAAAGACTATGTCATCGCTATTGATACTGATTCTGTTTATGTTAATCTTAGTGAGGTTGTTAAGGTAACTAATATAACTGACAAAACAAAGATAACTGATTTCTTAGATAAGTTGTGCACTGATTCATTGGAATCTGTTTTAAGTAAATCATTCGATGAACTTGCAGATACGATGAATGCATATAAGAAGCGTCTTAGCATGAAACGAGAAGCTATCGCTGATCGTGCGATATGGACTGCTAAGAAACGATACATCTTAAACGTACTAGATAATGAAGGAGTACGCTATGCTAAACCTAAACTCAAGATCATGGGGATTGAAGCGATCAAGTCCTCGACACCGGGCACGTGTCGCACGGCTTTTGAAGAATTGTTTCAAGTCCTCATCAGTGGTACGGAAGCTGAAACTCAGACTTTTATTCAAAATTATAGAGAAAAATTTGATCAACTTCCAGCGCACGAAAAAGCATTCCCTCGCGGAGTCTCGTCGGTTAAGGAATATCAATCGCGCGACACGCTCTACAAGAAAGGTACACCCATAAATTCACGTGCAGCCATCTTGTATAATCACATGCTGCAAAAGCAAGGATTAAAGACTTACACACCCATCAAAGGTGGTGATAAGATCAAATACATTTATTTGTATCCTCATAATCCTATGAAAGAAGATGTTATCGGCTTTGTTGACATCTTACCTCCAGAATTTAAGCTTGATAAGTATATTGATAATGACAAACAATTCGAAAAAGCTTTTTTAGAACCAGCAAAATTGATTCTCGATGCGATCGGTTGGAAAGCAGAAAAAATAGCATCTCTTGAAGATTTCTTTGCTTAACATGTACAGCGAGAAAATTATGTGGTATAATATTATTTTAAGGAGTAAAATATGAGTAGAGATTGGGTACAAGATATACAAGAAATGCATACTAAATATGGTGTGCGAGAAGTCGTTAGAAACTTTGATGCACTTAAGTTAGACACATATCTAACATTCAGAGCAAATTTTTTACAAGAAGAATTGGATGAACTGAAAACATCTAAGAATGCAGATGATGCTGTTGATGCTTTGATCGATCTTTGTGTTGTAGCAATTGGAACATTAGATGCATTTGGTGTAGATTCATATACTGCATGGGATCGCGTTCATAAAGCAAACATGAATAAAGAAGTTGGTATTAAAGAATCTCGACCAAACCCATTAGGATTGCCAGATCTTATCAAGCCAGAAGGTTGGACAGCGCCAAGCCATGCTGACAATACTGCATTGCTTGAAAAGATCTATGACTAAATATGAATTATTCTTTGACAGCGTTTTCGTCTATATTTGATAATAAGACGCATCGCCAAATACATCATGAAACGTGGGAAGAGTTCGAAGCCATGCTATATAAAATGGCTGAAACTCCAGGTTATAAATTAAAACGTGGAGAACGCAAAGCACCGAAAGGTCTTAAAGCTTCTCCATTAATTTCTCCTGCTATATTTCCAGAAGGAAAAACCCGAGCTAACGATAATGTTATTGAATGGGCAGGATGGGCAGCATTAGATATTGATGATCATCAATTCCAAGGAAATTTAAAAGATGAATTACATACTCTTTATGGCAATTATTATTATGTGTGTTACTCTACCTCTAGTAGTACTATCGATCATCCGAAGTTTCGCCTTGTATTCCCACTTAAATCTAGTGTGCGGAAAGAATTCATTAAGCATTTCTGGTTCTCACTCAATAGAGAGTTCAACAATCTCGGAGATGAACAGACTAAAGACTTATCGAGGATGTATTATGTCCCTGCTGTTTATCCAGGGGCTAATAACTTTATCTTTACTAATGTTAGTGATAGTTTTATTGATCCAATTGTTTTGATGGATAAACATCCATACATTGTGCAACAATCTGGTATTGCAACATTTATGGATAGATTACCACCAGAAGTACAGAAGAAAGTTATTAATCATCGTGAAGAGTTATTAAAAAATCAAGCAAATTATGATTTTGAATGGACATCATATAGAGATTGCCCATTCGTTAATAAAAAAATGGTTAACGATTATAGTGCTATATCTAATACAGATGGATCAGGTCGCTATGCAATGATTTATAAGATCATGACATCAATAGCATGTAATGCAATCAAACGCAAGTATCCAATCACATCTAATCAGATTGCTGAATTAATTCGGCAGCTTGATAGAGATACGTCTCGTCGTTATCAGAAACGACCATTGCAGACTGAAGCAGAGCGAGCTTTAGAATATGCGTATAGGACCGCTGAAATCTAATGGAAGACAAGCGAAAATTAGGAGAATTAGGTGAATTAGTAGTAGCTCATCTAATGAAAGCTAAACTATCGTCAAACCCATTTGATTCGGAAAAAGACATGACCGATAGTTATGATGATACAATAGAAGTTAAAACACAAAATCGTTGGACGTCTATAGATTGTTTTACTATCCCGCTAGATAAGCAAACTAACTTTAAAAAATGTTTAAATGTTAAACGTCTTATATTTGTTGAATACGACCATAGCGATTACATACATGTTTGGGAATGTACAGATCGTCAAAACTATTTCATTAAAGATACAAAGAATGACAAGCGTGTTTGTTGGCCTATAAGTAAAATGAAACAACTGCATAGAATTAAAACCCCGCCTCTTGCAAATAAGATGAGAGAATTATCGCAAGCATCAGAGTTTGTACAATATAAAGATGTACAGCGAGATATTTTTGTGGTATAATATACCTATCAACGTTAAGGAAATTACATGCAAAAATCATACTCAAGACCATCAGCAAATATCCTGCTAGAAGCTGCAGAAATCCAAGAAAGAAAAGGCCAAGATTATAATAATGCAGCTAGTCGTGTTGAACAAGCTGACTATTATCCACGAGGCGTAGTCTCAATTCTTGATATCATTCATGCAAAATACCTTCGCATGGTTTCAGTCCTTGAAACTATGGAAGCTGGTGGTAATGTCAACTACGAATCAGTCGAAGACTCAGCACTTGATATGATTAACTATGCATCATTCGTAGTTGCTTATATGCGCGGTGAAGTACCTGGTCAAAAACCTGATCGTGATATCTTCAACAAACCAAATCCAGAAAATCAAGCACTTATCCCAACAAAATTCAGAGGTACTAAGTAATGTATGTTATTCCAACAGTTTATGATATCCGTCATCAACTTATTAATGAGTTACACGATCAAAATTTTGTAACTGATAAATCTGGTGTTAAGACCATCGAAATAATAAATGCTTCTTTTCTTGCTGATGAAGAAGCAATATTCGGCACGCCAAACCAAGATTATATTGAACGTGAACTTAAATGGTATCGTTCAATGTCACGTAACGTTAATGATATTCCTAATGGTCCTCCAGAAATATGGAAAATGGTTGCAGATAAGAATGGTATGATCAACTCAAATTATGGTTGGTGCATTTATTCAGAAGAAAACGGTTATCAATTTGCTAAAGTTGTAAAAGAACTTGTAGAATCTCCATTATCTCGTCGTGCAACAATGATTTATACTAGACCAAGTATGCATGAAGATTATAATAAAAATGGTATGTCTGATTTTATGTGTACTAATGCTGTACAATATTTTATTCGTAAAGGTAAACTCCACGCGTCAGTCTATATGAGATCTAATGATGCTGTCTTCGGTTATAAAAATGATTATGCATGGCAAAAATATGTTCAACAACAAGTCCTTGAGGCAATCAATGGCAAGCTTTCTACTGTATATGGTATTGGTGATCTTTTCTGGAACGTCAGCTCTCTTCATGTCTATGAGCGGCATTTTAAACTAGTAGAAGATGAGGACGGAGAATATGGACCAAACACATAAATGGGATTTACGATATTTAGATCTAGCTAAACACGTTGCACAATGGTCGAAAGATCCTAACACTAAAGTTGGCGCTGTAGCAGTTGGACATATGGGTCAAATATTGGCTCAAGGATATAATGGATTTCCTCGAGGTATCTTAGATACTCCTGATCGTTTAAACGATAGACCAACTAAATACAAATTTGTAGTTCATGCAGAGATGAACGTAATCTATAATGCAACATATAATGGAGTGTCATTGAATGGTGCTAGATTATATGTTTACGGTTTACCAGTTTGCAGTGAGTGTGCAAAAGGTATCATACAAGTTGGTATACAAGAAATAATTATTTCTCAAGAATGTTTGAATCTTCAACCACATTGGGTTGAAAGCTGGAAAATATCTGCAGATATGTTCGCTGAAGCTTGCATCCTCGTAAAAGTAATATGAACATAGAAACCACTAAATACTATGACGAATATATTCGTTATTTTAAACTAGCATTAGACCAACAAAATAAGTGTAACGTATCTGATAGTGCACCTTATGGCATGTTGTCTCATGCTGAATCAGATATGAACGACGAGTTGTTACATCATGTGGAACTATATGATGTAGTAGAACGTAAGTATGCTGGATTCTCTCAGATCGTAAATGATGTATTCTACGGTTGGACGGAAGAACATCCATATTGGAAAAAGATGGAAGCTGGTAAAATTACAAGGCAACGAGAAGTAGTTGCTAAGGATTGGACTGGTAAACACGCAGACTTTAAACTTCCCGAATGGCTTTACATTTTTATTTTACATCGTGTTTGTGGTTCAGCTATTAATTATTCTACTAAGCCTAGCGGATACCATAACACACTTCTATTCAACCTTCATAAAGCTAAGACGATTGAAGGAATGGTTGAGATTGTAAACAAACATCCTAAACCATTCTACACATCTGTAGGATATCAATTCCCTTCATTCCCTAAACCACCAGCAGGATCGAGTTATAAACGAGGTGGAGATTACTATCTAAGTGAATATGCACCACGTTTGGCTAGAGAACTTGCAGAGTTCTTAGAACAAGGTGGCAAGCGAGATCTTCGCGAGATCGGAGATTTCATGTTAAAGTGGAACGTAGATAACGGTCTTCGTCAATACCATTTCCAATATGCAGCAGTAGTTGCTGACATCGCAGATTGGTATCCACAATACACTAATAAAGAATCTCCATTCTACTATGGAACTAATGCAGTTGAATGTATCTCTTACTTAGCAAAACCAACTACTAAGATGAAACCAATTCAGTTCTTAGATAAAGTTATGGAGAAGATCTATGAAGACGTTAAGTCATATCCATATAACGCAGAGGATGTATGCTGTGACTTCATCCGTTGGGTTGAAAACTATGTTAGACCCGGTGCAGATTACGATCACTTAGACTTCGATGCAGTATGGTCGTCATGTAAGATTAAAGACCATCCATTTGGTAGACAAGAAAATATGTTAAAGCTTGGATTAGTAAAATCATTTAATGGTATGAAAGCACATCCATCAGATGACGCTATTATTAAACAAGCAGGTTTGACAGTAGAACAATATAAAGAACTATGCAAAACGATTTAACACAGTTTATAGACGAACCATATAATAATGTAACCTATGAAGGCACATCAGAGGTTATGTTAAAGAATGGTAAACCAACAGAAAGTTGGATGAAGGATTGGACACAAGAACAAAGATTCGACAAGTTCTTCGAGTGGTGTCAAGCATTCGACAAGCGTGAAGATAAACTATTGAAGGAAGACTATCAGATCTTCTCTCATCGTTTGCATTGGCACGAACATCCGTTTGTAGATGTTATGCAACCAATCACTGATAATAAGTTGCGTTTATTTTATACACTTGTGTTCTCATTTAGTAATGAACATTGGGGCACACTCACATCATTGATGAATGATGGTATCATCTTAACTCGTGAACGATTTAAGACACAACGACACGCACGAAACGATCTATTCCAAATCTATTATCCTAAAGGTACGAACGTAAAAGATTGGTTGATAGATGGTCCAATGAAAGCTGCAGAAGATATTCATACTATCTTAGATGAACCTAAAAAGATGGGTCGTCCATTTACGATGATGGAATTTGCTAAACGTTTAGAAGCATACTTTAAAGAACATCAAAACTTTAGAAGCCCATTATATCCATGTAAAAATACAGCACGTTATATGGCATTTGCTTATCCGCATTTAGTAGATCCAGAATCGGTGTTGTTTGGTGGTACAGGTCACTTCGATGGCATGCAACAAATATTTGGTGGCACGAATCTAAACGGTAAAGTTAAATACGAGATTGGACCCAATGGAGAGTTTACAGCAACAAATAAATATGGTATAATGTGGCTAGAGCAAATGAATTTATTAGCCAATGATACTCGTAATCCAATGACTGTACAAAAGATGTTAAATGTAGAAGATAAAACCTGTTTCTTTTATAAACATATTGCTATTAGTCATGGAGTTAAATCACCAACCAAACGTATTCCATATACATGGATTTTCCCACAGGAATTTAGCTTAAAAAAATGAATGTCTTAACAAACCCAATTAGTAATGTACCTCAACTAAAGAACTCTCATGTCCTTGGTTGGTCACAAGTATGGGCAAACCAATTAGATGCTGCTATCGATCATAAGTGTTCTCCAAATATTGTTAATGCTTCAATCGTTTATATTGAGCACGGTGTAAACTTCGGTGGTACACTAAACTTATTTGGTGGCGCAACTAAAGAGATCTATGATAGAATCAATAGAGTTGCAGCGCATCCTAATGTAGTATCATTAGACTTCGATATGCCAGATTGGGGAGACCAACTTAAGAAACGAATTGGTGCACCGACTACATACATAGGTATCACTGAACAATGGTGTGATGCATTATCTTTACGCTTATCAAAAGTACAATCTGTTAAACAACAAGACTTATTACAAGTATCATCTAAGTTTGATGGTATTTCTGTAGGAGATTCACACACACCAGCATTCTCCCGTTCCACTGACATTGTACTAAGAGAAAATGGTAAGACATTATACGGTACTCTTAAACGCGGATTAATCACAGAGTTTAGAGGATTGAAACCATTTGGTAATGTAACATTCTGTTATGGATCTATTGATATTCGTCATCATATCCTTCGTCATGAGAACTTTAACTTAGACGATATGTTAGATGAGTATGTTAGACAAGCTGTCACTATACAAAAAGAACATGGATGTGATATATCATTCACAACTCCAGTTCCAGTTGAATACGAAGATCGTAGATTACCAAAGACTGGTTATTTTAAAGGTACTCCATTCTTTGGATCAAGACAAGATCGTTTAGACTTTACATACCGAATTATAGAAGGACTAAATAAAAGAAAGGTGAATGTTATTATGCCACCTGAAGAATGGTACAAGATGGATGGTGAGAAGTATGCAAAGACTTATATGGAAAATAGTTCGAGCGTTCATATTTCACCACAATATTATAGACGAAATGATTGGGGTCAAACTTGTTTAGCATAACAGAAGATACAGGTAATAAAGATATCCCGATGGGAATGGATCGCAGTGATGCGAAAAAATATTATGAAGAATTGTGGGGATCATATGATTCTAAAATATCAGATCCAGTAATAGAATCATATGGAGATAAATTTATACTAAGAGCTGATTTAGCACCAGGCGGATTGAAAGCTTTCGGTGGTGAAAGAGTTATAGCAGAATCAAAGTATGATACATTTACATATTGTGCACCTCGACAAGGTCATGCTATGGATGCTATTTCAATGTTAGCAGAGATGTATAATAAAAAAGTAGTATTCTTTTGTCCGTCATCTAAAGAAGTATCAGATCATCAAGGTGCATTATTCTCGTATCCTCACGTTGATATGCGATTCGTTCGTATTGCTGCAATGCCAGTTTTAAATCAATATGCAAAGAAATGGGCAAAAGAAAATAATGCGCAGTATCTTCCATTAGGTTTAAAAGATGTTCCAATTGTTACAGCAGGACTTGTAAACATGGCAAATAAGATAACTAAACAATTAGGTAAAGAACCTACACAAATTTGGTGTGCAGTTTCAACAGGAACTATGATACGTGCATTGCAAATTGGATGGCCGACAGCAGAAGCACATGGTATTGCAGTGGCACGTAATATACATAAAGGTGAAATCGGTGATGCGAAAGTTGTAACAGCAACTATGCCTTTTCTTAAAGCATGCATTACAAAAAATCCTATGCCATTCCCATCGACAGCGGCATATGATGCAAAAGCATGGGACGCTTTTGTTGAGCACGGAAAACCAGGATCTATTTTTATTAATGTTGGTGCTGATGAACATATCAATAGAAACTTGTCAAAAGTAGATATATCTAATATCAATAGTTACAGAGAATGGCATGATATGGAAGATTTAAAACGCAATAGAGCATTTAAAAACAGTGTACAAACTAGTGAAAATGTGGTATAATAGTATATGAATACAAATAGGAGTAATATGCAATGGGCTTAATGAGCAAACTACAGAAGAATTCAAAAATCGAATTCACTTCCCCGCTCGAAGACTCGAAATTCTTCGGCGACAAAGATATGATTACAACACCAGTTCCAATGGTGAATGTAGCGCTAAGTGGTAAACTTGATGGTGGTTTGACACCAGGATTGACAGTACTTGCTGGTCCGTCCAAACATTTCAAAACTGCTTTTAGTTTACTTATGGCTAAAGCATACATGGACAAATATAAAGATTCAGTATTGTTATTTTATGATTCTGAATTTGGTACTCCTCAAGGATATTTCGATTCTTTTGCTATTGATAAATCTCGAGTACTTCATACTCCTATCACTGATGTAGAACAATTAAAATTTGACTTAGTATCACAGCTCAATAATCTTGATCGTGGTGAAAAAGTCATTGTAATTATCGACTCAGTTGGTAATTTGGCATCTAAGAAAGAAATGGAAGATGCGTTGAACGAAAAATCTGTGGCAGATATGTCACGTGCTAAAGCACTTAAAGGTTTGTTCCGTATGATTACTCCATATCTAACAATGAAAGATGTGCCATTGCTTGCTGTGAATCACACGTATATGGAAATCGGTATGTTCCCTAAAGCAGTAGTTTCTGGTGGAACAGGAATCTATTATTCAGCTGATACAATTTGGATTTTAGGTCGTCAACAAGATAAAGAAGGTACAGAGATTAAAGGTTACCACTTTATTATTAATGTGGAGAAAAGTCGTTATGTTAGAGAAAAGTCTAAGATACCTTTATCTGTTAGCTATGAAGGTGGAATTCAGCGTTATTCTGGTTTGCTTGACGTTGCTTTGGCTGGCGGTTTCGTCGGTAAACCTTCTAACGGGTGGTATCAAAAAGTGGACAGAAACACTGGTGAGTTCTTGGATCCAAAGGTACGAGAGAAAGAAACGCTATGCGAAGAATTCTGGTCACCACTATTAAAAGATCCAGCATTTCAAAAATATATTACAGACACATATCAAATGGGTACTGGTAAGATGTATCAAACAATAGAACCAAGTCATGCAGAAGAGTTGACTGATGAAGATATCTAAAGATAGTTATACTTTTGTTGAGCACAAAGGCGATGAAGATTGGTTTGTTAAAATCAAAGAAGGCGACTATAAAGGTATCATTTACAAATATGGTCGCATAGAAGTTCAAGAAGAAACAGAAATTGCAAAACTAAAATTTCAATTTAATATATCTAAAATTCCAGATGATCTATTGATGACGCAAGAAGAGTTACAAGAAGATGTAGTCTTTATGAATCTCTTAGGTGATATCTTAACACATATCATTGAAGACGCAATGGATACTGGGAAATATAAGCTAGGGAAAAATGATAAGCCAACTGATACTGAACCAACTATGCACTAATGAAGAATTCACTAGACGTGCATTACCATTTCTAAAGGATGAATATTTCGAAAGAGGAGACAAACTTCTCTTTGCAGTAATAAACCACTTTATTGAGAAATATAATAAAGTTCCAACTGAAGCAGCATTAAAGATTGAATTACAACGTATTCCAAACGTTACGAATGATGTAATGGATATCGTTGATAAGGCATACAAAGCTGAACCCATTGATATTCAATGGGCATTAGATGAGACAGAAAAGTTTTGTCAAGAACGTTCCATATATCTTGCCATCATGGAATCTATTCAAATCATAGATGGTAAGCATAAGGAGTTATCTAACAATGCGATCCCCGATATCCTATCTAAAGCATTATCTGTTAGCTTTGATACCAATGTTGGTCATGACTATATTGACGCTTCTGATGCGCGTTATGATTTTTATCATAGGACTGAGTCGAGGATTCCATTCGACCTTGATTACTTCAATAAGATCACTAAAGGCGGTCTTCCAAATAAAACGTTGAACATCATCTTAGCTGGTACAGGTGTTGGTAAATCTTTATTCATGTGTCATATGGCTGGTTCATCGTTAGTACAAGGTAAAAATGTATTATACATAACGATGGAAATGGCAGAAGAACGCATAGCTGAACGTATTGATGCGAACCTTATGAATATCCCGATCGACCAGTTAGAACAATTGCCAAAGCAAGTATATGATCAAAAGATCCAAAAGATTGGTCAAAAGAATATTGGTAAACTAATCATTAAAGAATATCCAACTGGTGCAGCTCATGTCGGGCACTTTAGAGCATTAATCAATGAACTTAAACTTAAAAAGAATTTTAAACCCGATATCATCTTTATTGACTATCTTAATATTTGCGCCAGCTCGAGGATTCGTGGACTGGGTGGATCAGTTAATACTTACTCATACATTAAATCGATCGCAGAGGAAATGCGCGGCTTTGCTGTCGAAAACAACTGTCCAGTCGTATCAGCAACACAAACAACGAGGTCGGGTTTCTCGAATACGGATGTGGGTCTTGAGGACACAAGTGAATCTTTTGGTTTACCGGCTACAGCTGATCTTATGTTTGCGGTCATCTCGACGGAAGAGCTTGAGAAACTTGGCCAACTTATGGTTAAACAGCTTAAGAACAGGTACAACGACCCAACGTTCCACAAAAGATTCATCGTCGGTGTAGATCGATCTAGAATGAAACTTTACGATGTAGAAGCAAGTGCTCAAACATTAATTAGTGAAGCAGTACACGTAAAAGAAGATGATAAACCATTAAACACCTTTGGCGATAGAGAAGGTAAAAAAGATTTTGGAGCATTTAAATATGATTAAAGACGAAGAATTAGCAAAACTCAGTTATGAACTAGATGATCTTATGCATAGATTGTGCATGGAATATAAAATATCTCCTTTGGTATTATCATCAATTGTGATAGCAAGATTATCTCACTTAAACGTTGCAGCAAAATCTGTAGATGATTATGTAAATTTATTGTTGACTGTTACTAATATGGACTTCACGGTATTAAATGACAAGCAAGAACCTGTACAGGTGCATTAATGTATAAAGTAACTTATTATATAAACGGTTCGACAGTACAATTCAAATGGTTTAAAACTTTACATGAAGCTACGGATTATTGTATTAATAAAATACCAACCGGAGAAGTACTAGAGATTAAAAAATACGATGACCCGGAGAAATTTCACTATCATGGAGATTAAACTTGTTTCCTATTCACAACCAACCGAATCATATAGATCTATGGGTATCGAAGATGCGCAGGAACTCATTGCGTATTGTGCCCGTGTCTCCAATCCAACCAACCAACTTAACACCGAATCATCAGCAAAACTCATCTCATACCTCATCAAACACCAACACTGGTCACCACTCGAAATGGTCTCAGCATGCATGGAAATCACCACAACAAGAGATATCGCAAGACAAATGTTGCGACATAGAAGTTTTAGCTTCCAAGAATTCAGTCAACGATATGCTGATCCTACTAAAGACTTGTCGTTTGTACTTAGAGAAGCACGAAAGCAAGATCCCACTAATCGACAAAACAGTGTAAAGCTAAGTGGTCTCACACTTACTGAACAAAACTTAATCGAACAATGGAAGTGGAAACAACAAGAAGTTATATCTGCTGCTGAACATGCATATGATTGGGCAATTAATAATGGTATTGCTAAAGAACAAGCACGCGCAGTATTGCCAGAAGGTTTGACTGTAAGCAGATTGTATATGAATGGCACATTAAGATCTTGGGTACACTTTATTGAGTTACGTAGTGGACATGGCACTCAACTGGAGCACATGGAAGTAGCTCGAGGATGCGCTCAGGTCATCTCAAAAATCTTCCCCTTGATGGATACATTGGTACAAAAAGATTGACGTAACCAGGAGCTGCCGGTGAGTAATAAAAAAGTTAACAAAATCAATGACTTACAAAAGGGCCCCTTGGAGGGTCTTTTTTTTAACTTTTTTTACGGTATGAAAAGCTTCCAGATCCAACGCCGTCCGTGCAAGTCTATGATTTCATTAGCGAATAAATTTTTAGGGGGGCCTATGTACAAACTGCGGGTTTCAGGGTATAATGGTTACATAAATTGAAAAAGGAAAACATTATGACACACACAGAAAAATTAGCTTGGGAAAAACAAGCATACGGTATGACAGCAGCAGAAGTAGATCAGATGGTAAAGCAACAAGCTTTCCCCGGTACTGAGATGATGTTTGCAGCTGGTCTTATAAGCGATGCTCAACATGTTATTGATGCAGAATTTAATGCTGATGGTTGGGTTTCTCCACAACGTGCAAATCAAGCACGTCAATATATGAATATTGCAAAAAAGATTATGTTCGATGTGATGGATAATTCTGAAGAAAGAAAGGCAGCTTAATATGTCAAAGACTAAACGTACAGATTCTTATGTTTTTACCGCAGATCCTCAGTCAGTTGCTGACATGCAACAGATCGATATTGTTAAGAAGACAGTTAAAGCTATCAACTTAAACAATGCTCAGTCTTACAAATACGCATGTCGTACTGCTGAATATCGTGGTGAACCATTACCTAAAAAACCAAGTCGTCTACGTGTTCGTTTGATGGGACGTGGACCACGACGTGTACACGCTAATCTCAAATACGGTGGTCGTCATAACAGTGCTTATGATGCATACTTGCCACAGAAACATGCCACTCATTTTGATGTCTATATTGCGAATGTAAGATAATGAGATATAATGACACAGTAACCATCGTAGATGGCGTGAAGTTTACAGTATGTGAACCACGTAAAATTAAGGCAGCACAGCGGACATTTCCTAATCGCACAGGAACTATATGGAAGATCGGTGCACGTAATGCCAATTTGATTAGTAATAACTTTAAGAAAGGAAAAGCATGAGTCGCATGAAAGAACTTGCAATGGACATAGAAGAAAACTTGCGTCAAGGTTATAAACCAATGACTATCGCAGCAATGCTAAATGTTCCATTAGAAATAGTAGAAGACGTTGAAAAAAACTTAATGCAACTTGCAGATCCACGTTTTTTTGGACCAGATTATGATGAATAAGAAAGGCGGATAGCGTGGTGGTTTATATAAAACAATCGAGATATCTTACCGCTGAAAAGCGTGAAGAGTTATACAATGCATCCTCACTTTTTTTAAATGAATTGTTAGGTAAAAAAGACGGTAAAGTTTATGTTGAAATATCAGTCCGTGGTAAAGGTTTACAAGATCATATAGATGGTTATTGTCTATGCACAGAAGACTATGATAATGGTAAACCTAAAGAGATTATGGTAGAGATCAGGGGCGATCGAGGTTTAGACTATGCTATTAAGTGTTTAGCTCATGAACTAGTACATGTTTGGCAAATGATGACTGGTAGGATCGACAATAAAGCATATAAAGGGAATCATTATCATTCTCCATGGGAGATAGAAGCCAGAGAATTAGAACAACCATTGTATGAATTATACGTAAAGAATAGTTAAGTAGTGTCATAATGTAGTACTTTTCAAGGGGGTTTCATGCCCCCTCTTTTTTTATATAAATAGATCTTGTATATGTCAGTTGCCATTTAGAGCAACAGTAACATGGAGCAAGGTTGTGGCACAAAGTCAATATAAGAAACTTACACCCAGTGAATTATTAAAACCTGGGCGAGAAGGCAGAGGACCAACATTAATCAAGAAAATTGAAGAAGGACAAGACTTCGTTTTATTTTCTGGTGAAGTTGTGAAATTTAAAAATGATAGTGCTATTCTTGGAGCAATAACTCAAGGATTAAAACAAGGCAGCAATGATTTGCTAAATGCTATTCGCTTAACGACCACTACAAACAAACAATATAAGATATCTGATCTTGCAAAAACGGCAGAATTCGGTGGTAAAGGTGCTGGATCTGGCACAGTAGCTGAGTCAATAGCATTAACAGATATTCAAGCTAAATTGCAATCGATCTTAATTAAAGAAAACAAACCATTTATTAAAGTTGACATAAATGGAAAAGTAGTTCAATGTTCTAATTTTCAAAAGACTGATGGAACACCTAAAAGCGACTTTCATATATTAGATCCTAAAGGTAAAGAGGTTGCATGGATCTCCCATAAAAAGGGTACACGTGCAAAAGATTTCCAACAATATGGTGGCATGATTGAATTGTCTCCGTCAGAAGAACTAGATACATTTGTAAAAGATGTAAAGAATACATTAGCAAGTAATGGTTCTGCTGGAGTTTTACCTATGAAGACCGCGTATTATCAAAAAGTTAAAGATAAACGCACTCGTATGAAAACTCTTTTTGGTAAAGATTTTAAAACTTCAGGTCCTGATTCTAGACAAAACATTGATGTCTTATATCAAGGAGTATTAGATTTTAAAAAAGGCACTGGCGGTATTTACACTATCACTAGTAGTCATACAGTATTTCATGGTAAAGAACCAACTGGTGATTATGAACCATATTATTATATTAGACCAGAACAAGCTAAAACACAATTCGGAGTTAGAGGCGGTAGATTTTTTATCGTAGCTAAATTAACAGCAATTTCAAATAAGAATGCGACAGAGATATGATAACTTTCAAAGAATACTTACAAGAAGAACACGGCGCAGGAGAATGGGGAACAACCAAACTTACTAAGCGTTATAAGAAAGATACTCCTGGCCAAGATGATAAAGAAGACATCAAAGAATATGCTGTTGATGCTAAAGGACATAAGTCGTCTACTGGTGGATTAACACAAAAAGGTGTTGATGCTTATAAGAGAGAAAATCCAGGTAGTAAACTTCAAACAGCTGTAACTACTAAACCTTCCAAATTAAAACCAGGAAGTAAAGCTGCTAATCGTCGTAAATCATTTTGTGCTCGTATGAGCGGTGTTGATGGTCCTATGAAAGACGAAAAAGGTAGACCAACTAGAAAAGCTTTGGCTTTAAGAAAATGGAATTGCTAATGATTACTTTTAAAGATTTCTTATTTGAGGCTACATCAGTAGATGATGAGATGCTTGGTCATCTAACACATACTAAAGATTTACCTCATGAAGATTCACGATATGGCAATGCAGCTATAAATCTAATACACCAGTTTCATAAGCTTCGTAAAGGCGAGAAGAGCGAAGTGTCTGCTTCATTGAAAACCGATGGTGGTTCATCTGTGCACGTAGTACACGATGCTAAAGGTGTAGGTGTATCAGATAAACATAGAATTGCACGAGGAGTTATCGCAAGAACTCCTGAAGAAGTAGATCAGCATTTTGGGCATCAACCACAATATGCGCATGCATTAAAACATCTATTGAAACACGGTCATGAGATCGTAAGTAAAGGACATCATATTCAAGGTGATTTGTTACATACACCAAAAGATGAAACTACCAAACAAAGTAAAGATACTACTACAACAACTCCAAATAGAATCACTTATAAAGCAAAAACAAAAGCTCCTATTGGATTGGCTATACATACTGAAGTAACTAAAGGCGTTGCTCATGCACCATCTAAAGGTGCTGTGAAGAAAAGTAGTAATGTGTTTGTTCCAGCATATACGTTTAATCATAAAGAACATCCATATACAGCTGAAGATCAAGCACACGTAGAACATCATTTAACTGCTGCTAAAAAACTAATGGATGATCATTCTACACATCACTTAACACCTGATCATACTAGCCATTTTACAATATACTTAAATAGAACTACGCGAAGAGGAGAAGCACCTTCAATTGCTGGATATAAAAAGCATTTGGCTGGTGAGGGAGAAAAAGCAGCTGGTAAATTAAAGACAGCAGTTGGTAAAGAAAAAGTTATGTCAAAATTTAATACATTATCTAATCATGCTGATACTCATAAAAAACATTTCCAACGCTCATTAGATATTCGCCATCATTTAGGTCAAGCAACTGAGCATGCATTGAAGGGTATAAATCATCCTGATATGGAAACATCTATTGATAATAAGAAATCTCCTGGTGAAGGTATAGTATTACAGAAAAAACACAATGGAAAATTAAGACCAGTTTCGAAACTTGTTCCAGTTAAAGTTTCAAATGCTATCTTAAATAATCCAAGATTCGCTAAGGAAAAATAATGCAAACGTTTTCAAACTTCCTTAAGGAAGAAACAGAAGCTAAACACGCAACTCTCGCATATGGTCGCATGAATCCTCCAACATCTGGTCATCTTAAAGTAATTAATAAAGTGCAAGAAGTTGCTAAAAAACAAGGCGGTGAACATCATATGATTGTGTCACATTCTCAGGATGCTAAAAAGAATCCATTATCTGGAGAACAAAAGGTTAAACACCTTAAACGCTATGCACCTGACGCAAATATCCGTTCATCATCAAAAGAAAATCCTACATTATTCTCACATGCTGCTGAGCTACATAAAAAAGGTGTAACGCACTTACACGTTATTGCTGGTTCAGATCGTGTATCAGAATATAAAAAGAAGTTTAAAGAATTGAATGGTAAACCAAATAAAGACGGTCATGTACCATTCCATTTTAAAAAGGTCACAGTTCATTCTGCTGGTACAAGAGATCCAGATGCTGAAGGTGATACAGGAGTGTCAGGTACAAAGATGCGTGGCCATGCTGCGAGTAAAGACTTTAAGTCATTCCGCAAAGGTGTTCCAAGCCATGTATCAGATGAACATGCACACGAATTAATGCATGATGTACGTAAGGGTATGGGCCATAACGATTAACTGAAAGTAATATCATGTCTACAAAACTCCAGCGCAAAAAGAAACAGCGCACTGGTTGGTATGAATTAGAGTATGAAGAATTAGCTAAACCTAAGAAAGGTCCGACTAAAAGGGCTAGCACTAGGAAATACTATTCCACGAAAGTTACATATTGTAGCATGAGAGAAGAAGAGTATTTAAACATAGCAGATAGGATAGTTGGTCTTTCTCCAGAATCACATAGAATGACTATATTAACATCAGAAGGTCAACAAGAATTCGATCAAGATGACGATGAAATAGATTAAGGTTGTAACCTAAACTATTATAAATAAGAGTGAACCAGTTATAAAATTTGATGGAATTGAAATAGAAGCTGTTAACTGGGACCGCTTCGTAAGATGTTCAATTCGATTATTATCACACGTGGTTAATGGGAAAATATGTTAAAGTTTAAAGAATATTCGCACGAATTCGATCTTCAATTAGAGTCAATACAATTGACAGACGAAGAAGTATCTGAGCTTAATGAAGTTTTAGATACATCTGCTCGAATCAAAAGAAAACAACAGTTTATTCGTCGTGGCGCTCGCATTGCCATGCAACGTAAAGTACAGCAACGTAGGTTCGCTAGTCCTGAACGATTAAAACTTAGATCAAGACAGAGGGCAAAGAACCTCTTAATAAGACGCCTTTATCAAGGCCGTTCTAGATCACAAATTCCCCTCGCCCAAAGAAAACAAGTAGATATTAAATTAGGCCGCATGAAGAATGCCGTCAATCGCTTATCTCAAAAATTAATAAAACGCGTTCGACAAGAAGATATTGCAAGAAAAACAAAAAATAGAAACTTACCAAAATTTGATAGTAAGAGTCAAGTAGGATTTTAATTATGAAGCAATTTAAAGAATATCTTAAAGAAACGAGTGGTAAAGTTACATTGACGTTTGGTCATTTCAATCCACCAAACATTGAAAACGAAAAGCTAATTAATAAAGTATATGAATCTGCAGAAGGCGGACCATATAGGATCTATACATCGCAAGAATGTGATGAACATTCTCCATTAGAGTATAGTACAAAAGTTAAATTCATGCGCAAAATATTTCCGCGTCATGCACGTTCTATAATTAGTGATTCGAATATCGTAGATCTGTATGGTGCATTAGATTCTTTATATGAACAAGGCTACACTAAAGTTGATTTAGTGATGCCTAATATTCCTAAAGAACTTAAAGAGCAAGTTAATAATTATAATAGATCTAGATATAATTTTAAGTCAATAGATTTTATCTCGGTTGATACACATAATATTGAACAAAAAATAATTGAAGCTGCTAAAAATAATAACTTTGAATTGTTTGTTAAAAGTTTACCTTCGACATTAAAAGAAGGACATAAGTTATATAATGCTCTTCGTTCAGCACTTGGTTTAAAAGAAACATTTAACTTTAGACAACATATTCAACTTCCTACATTATCCAAAGAACGCGAAGCTTATGTAAACGGAGAGTTGTTTAAAGTAGGTGATGTAGTTGAAGTTAGAGAGACTAAAGAGATTGGTCAGATTCAAAGACTCGGATCAAATTATGTAATCATTGAAACATATGAAGGCAACAAACAACGCAAGTGGTTGAAAGACGTTGTTAAAGTCGAAGAGGCAGTCATCAATCAAATGCTTGAGAAGATGGGTAATCCTTGCTGGTCTGGTTATACAATGGTTGGAACAAAAGAAAAATCAGGTAAAACAGTGCCTAACTGTGTGCCTATAAATAAGAAAAACAAAATTAAGTCTTTCAAAGAAGACTTATCAACATTTAATGGGAAATAAAAATGTCAGATAGATTAATTCAAGTATTGGGTACAGAAATAAGTCTCACCACAGCTAGTACTGTTGGCGGTGCACATGTTGTCCGCTTATACCATAGTGGTGGTTCAGATACTTTAGCAACAATTAAAGATTCTGATGCAGCAACCATCGGTACAGTTACTGTAAAAGCTGGTGAAATAATGTTTATAAAGAAAAGAGCAACTGATACAATTGCAACTGCTGCAGCAACTAAAGCAGTTTCAGTTGGTTTTGGGGATTAAAATGAAAACATTAAAAGAATTTTTAGAAGCACGAATGATAGCAACAGGAGATTTCAAAATCTCTGCATCTGGTCGTAAAGTACGTCGTCTAATTAAAGTTGGTGATGATGGTTATAATAAAGCCGATGATCTTGATAAAGACGGTGATGTTGATAAAGACGATAGACGCTTAGCTAAAGAAGAAGTCGAACAGATCGAAGAAGCCACAGTCAAATCTTCTAGCTATTCTTGGGGTACAATGAAGACTGTACATCACGGTAAAGACTTCTCAATCCCTCTTCATCCAGAACACCACAAACCAATCGCAGCATTAAAGCACGGCGAATCTCATTCATTTAAAGATGAGACTGGTAATAAATGGAAAGCTACACGTGAAGATGATACAGTTCATTTCCACGGTGGTTCATATGGTACACAAAAGACTTCAGTTAAACATGACACTATGAAAGAGTCTGTTGAGATTACAGAAGCTGAAGAACACTTAGTTCATGTATCTGATGGTTCTAAGTATGATGAAGTCCCACACCCAAAAGATATTGAACATGTTAAGACTGGTGCAATGCATCATGGTGGTAAATGGGATGGTCATTCAGATAAAGGCGCATTCTTTAAGTTTAAATCGAAAGAAGATGCACAACACTTTGTAAGTCATGTTAAAAAATGCCCACATAGAACATGCTCAGCAGATCTACACGAGTCAACAGAACAAGTTAATGAAGCATCTGATAAACAAGATTCACGTCTATTACAGCTTGCTCGCTTAGGTTTATTAGATAAAAATGATGTAGCAATATTTAGAAATGCTATGCAAACATTTAAAGCTGATAAACAATTATCGATTAAACAACGTAATATGTTATTAAGCGTATATAATGATTTAGTGAATATGGTAACAGGCGATGATGCTATGTTTGCCCGCGCTAAGTTAGATGTACAAAAAGAAGATACAGATTTAGAAGAAGGCAAGCGCGGATTATGGGATAATATCCATGCTAAACGTAAAAGAATAGCAGCAGGATCTGGCGAAAAAATGCGCAAACCTGGTAGTGAAGGTGCTCCATCAAATCAAGACCTTAAAAATTCTCAAAAAGAAGAAGTACAAATCGATGAAATTTCTAAAGATACACTAGCTTCATATATTCCTAAAGCTGCTAAAGATGCACGTATTCATGGTCAAATCGCAACCGACTTTGAACATCTAGGTAAAAAAGCTAGAAAACCAGGTTCAAAAGATAATTGGAATAAATTGTCTATGAAATATAAAGAAAAAGCATGGAAACGCGATGATGGCATATCTAAAGCTGTTGGTAAGTTAACTAAAGAAGAAACACAATCTGAAGGTTATTATAAAGATATTGATACTAATGCAAAAGAAGACGAACGTTTAAGCGGTTCATGGAAAAAAGAAACTCCATGGCGTAAAATAAAACCAGGTTCTGATGTAGTTACTGATAAGTCGGGAGCTAAACATACTCCTATGTCTAGAGCACGTCACTTAGCTAGAATGGCATTAAAGAAAACAGATACTAAGTAAGGGTTTTAGTAATGTCAACAGTAGAAAATATTAATATAGAAAGAATAACCAGATTGGAAACTCAAATGGCAGATTTAAAAGAAGATGTTGCAGCAGTTAAGTCTGATATCAAAGAGTTACACTCTAGAATTACCTCAGGCAATAGAGAGATCATGGATAAACTCGATCAAAAGATAGATGAGTTAGCTAAATCTGATAAAGATCAACACGCCTCATTGAAAGAAACAATGGAAAATGTAAAAGAACGCGTTGATATATTAGAAAGATGGCGATGGATGATCGTAGGAGCCGCAATAGTATGTGGATATTTATTAGGCAACACTAACTTACTAACAATATTAAGTAAATAACAATTTATAAAGGAAAATAAAAATGAATTGGGGAATTTTCAAAACAGATTCTGTATCTGAAGCATATAAAAAGATGAAAGCTGAAGAATCATCTTGTGATAAAGATATGAAAAAAGAAGAGCTTAAAGGCAATCAACATAAGCTTGATAAAAACAAGAATGGTAAAGTCGATGCACACGATTTTAAATTATTGCGTAAAGAAGAAACAGTTGAAGAAGGTATTGATAAATCTGACATTCCAGCATATCAACGTAAAAATGATAAGTTAACTCTTGCTGATCTTGAAAAAGAACGTACAAAAAACAAAAGCCATCCAGAAACTTTAGCTAAAAATAATGGTACAAAAAATGAATCAGCTGAACAGTTAGCTGAGATGGAATTTGATAAGAACGGTGTGTATAGACATCAAGCAAAACCTGGTGTTTACGGTGGTTCTGAAAAAGAAAAGCATGTAGTAGACACATTAGCTGGTCCTAAGAAATCAGATCTAGAAAAGATCATAGCTAAAAAGAAAATGAAGAAAGAAGACTTAGAACTCTTCAATGAGAGAGAACTAGATATGCTTATCAATGAAGTATTATCTAAAGATGCTCCAGCTGGTAAATGGATTGGTGATTTTGTGCAATCAGATGCACCACAGTTTGCAGGTAAGTCAACAGAAAAACGTAAGCAGATGGCTTTAGCTGCTTATTACTCAGCACAAAAAAATGAATCAACAGAATACGATTCATTTTTAAGTGAAGAAGGTAACCCTAAACCGTTTATCGGTCAAGGTGCCAAGGATATTAAACATGCAAACATGAAGGATAAACAAGATGATCAAGATGTTATGGAACCTCATTCAGAAGGCGAGCAAAGCTTTGTCGACGACCACTCCGTCCTCGTTACCGACGAGCCAAACACAGACGGAACCCCCAATGGAGCCGACAAAACCAAGCGAGCAGATGAACCAAAAGGAAAAGGTCCAGCAAGCTATGATGCCAAGGAAAAACTCGGCAAACAAGGTGCAGTCAAAGAAGCCGTCTTCAAGACAGCCGCAGGTGAAGAAATCGACACCACTCCCCAAACCAAGAAAGACGGCGACGGTAAAAAGAAATTCAGTCAGTTAAAAAAGAAAGTAGTTGCAGCAGATAGCGCTAGCAATTACTAGTAGTAAATAGTAAGGGAGAGATGTTCTCCCTACTAAAACTTTGTCATAGGATATTATGAATAGCTTTGAAAAATTATCGAGCAAGAATTTTACATTATTTGCGGCAAAAAATTACAGCAACCCGCAGTGTATGACAACTGAAGAATTTCATGAAGATCTTCACAAGTTTAAATATATTAAAAGATTGTTTAACCGTTACGAAACAACGGGTGAATTGAGCGAACGTCTAATATTAAATCATTTGATAGTACTTTATAATGTATTTGGTATTAACTCAGCTAATCACATGATGTTCTATAAGATTGATAAAAAGAACTGGCCATTATTAAAGACATTTTTAGTCTATTTGAATTATTTGCCAGAGGATCAATATGTTGAAGTGCCTCTCGATCAAAAGGTCGTAGATGTATTAAGGAAAATTTAAGATGGCATTAGTACAAAGAGCAGTAGACGTGTACTACACGTTTAGGTTTATGCGCCAATTAGTAACACCATGGAATGAAACAAAAGCATTTCAACTTGGACTAATTGATGCAGATGGTAATAAATTAAAGAGCGCTGAAACGCCTGAAGAAAAAGATGCATATACATTATTTTTCAGATTAGTTTATAATATAAAACGATTATTAAATAAAGTTCCGTTTGGTAAGACTAAGCTGGCTTCTTATGCTGCAGCTCTATGGCTTATTAAAGAGAATACAAATATGAGTTCTGAAGCTGTATTTTCAGGCTTCGCGCAATATGCAAAAGATTTAGGTATTGAATTAGATAATACATTAAATGAATCTAAATCTTGGATGTTAAAAGATAACAATTTATTGCCTGGAAAATACAAGTTAGCAGAACATTGTTTGTCTCCTGCAACTGGTCAAGTTGTTGCATTTAAAGGATCTATGATCATAGTCAATGAGATGAACTCTATACCTCATGCAAAAATAGGTGATGTCAACCTATATTCTGTGTATCATCCATCTAGTAAACAACATATATACGTAACCATAGAAGATATTTACAGGTAAACAAATGGCAATTGATGCATCAGTTCAACGTAAAGTAGCTAGCATGTCAGATGAAATGACTAAGCTTCGTCAACAGCACAAGGATGCAGTGTCTGCGCAATCTGATCAAGTAACAAATAAACTTGATATGTTAAAGAATAAGAAGCAACAAATATTAGATGCTGAAAGAAAACGCTCTAGCGCTACGCACTCATCAACTGCCAATAAAGATTCTGCTACAGCTTCTCATTCAGAACAAGTTGATGTAACTATTGCAATTGATGCTATGTTATCTGAAAAAGCAGCCGTCGGAGGTTTCAATTATGAAAAAGAAGTCAATGACAAGTTGAAAAAGATGGGCAAAGCACATAAAGATTCTACTACTGCTGGTTCTTCAGCTGATGCACCCGATGCCAAGTTTACACATGATGGTGAAGAACACCATTTAGAAGTCAAACAAAATAGTAAAGCTATGTTTGGTCAAATCGAACTTCACCATGATGGTAAGAAGTGGGATATCTCTGAACGTTCTAAGAAAAAATATCCAGCTACACACGCTGCAATAGCAGCCACAGGTTTCTTAAGTAAAATAAATAAACAATGGGATAAACCCACTGGCGATTATGATACAGACCTACAAAAGGGAAATGTGTATCACACTCATCATGATGCTGAACCAATTAAATCACATTACGGTACAGATCGAAAAACTAATTACATTCAAATTGGTGGTGGTCATGGATTTTACCATACCGGTAATGATGCAGCAGGTTTAGGTTCTCCTGAATTAGAAGGTAAAGCAACACTTCGTGCACGCATGAAATATCGTGGCACAGATCGAAAAACAGGCAAGAAAAAATACGGAGCATTAATAGTCATGGGCTTAAAAGACGCAGAAAAATCTCATCATAACTTAGATGAATCTCTCCAAAGGAAATGGATACTTGATGCATTGCAAGGTCATGAATTGTTCGAGTCTGCATTAAATCCTAAAGATCCACATAAAGATTACGAAGCTAAACGCAAAGCATTGCATGATCTATCACTGAATAAAGATGTAGATCAAGCACATGTACAGCAAAGACGTTTAGATTTAGATAAAGAATATACTAAGCAATATAAGAAAGAACATATCGAAGCTCTTAAAGAAGATATGCTTCAACTTCGCAAGATGTTAGATAAACATACAGAAAAAGCTTTAGCTGCAAATAAACAAGGCGATGATGAGAAAGTTAAACATCATCAAAGAATGATGAATAAGGTAAAAGATCAGATGTCTAAGTTAGTCAAAGAAGATTTAAACGAAGAAGCAATCCCGTTTGTCGATGCTTTCTGGTCAGGGCAACAAGAAGAACCTAAACAAAATCCTTATGCAGAAGATACAGCTGAATATGCTGAATTCGAAAATGGTTATATGCAAGGTGTAATGACTCGCAGACGTATACAAACTGAATCACGCGGTCATAAAACACTAGAAAGATTTTTTAAGAATAGAAATGCATGGTCAGCAACTGGTAAAGAAGGAACTCATCGTGAAACCGGTGAGAAGACTAAAGAATACCAAGAAGTAGATCACGAAGGTAAACCAACTGGTAATCGTCATTGGAGAAATGCTAAAGGCCAAAACATGGGCGAATCAGTTGTACAAGAAGAAGGCGAAGGCGCTGTACCTGCTAATAACGCAGGTGATGGCAAAATAGCAGGATTTGCAGGCGATGCTGGTAAAAAAGTTAAGATGATGAGTCAACCATTAAAACGTAAACCGTTACCTAAATTTAAAATGTACGTTTCTCAAGAACACGACTACGAATAAACATATATGTCAATATTACCAAAAGCAATAAAAAACATTAGATTTTCTTCTGGAGAAACGATCAAGAGAAGTACGTTTCTTGAAGACTTAACAGTCAAATCTAATAAAGATGTAAAGATTATAGTAGAACAAGATAGTACTTCTACAGAATTTGCATTTAAAGATGTGGCCGGGTTGGGCGAATTAACAATTCCAGCTGATGGTAAAATAAATTTTGGGGTTGGTCCTGAAATTTCAAACACCGGTGATGCATTAAATATTAATGCTGCTGATATAAACATCGAAGCTACTGATGAAATAAACATCGATGCTACTGATGAAATTGTTGTTTCAGCTGGAGCAAAAAGCTGGAATTTTGCTAACACTGGATTACTGCAATTACCAATTGATGGAGATATTGTAGACCAGAATGGCGATAGCGTATTAAATACCGGTACTGCTTCTGGAGATCCTAGATTAACTATTCATGGATATTTAGATGGTGTAACAGTACCTGGCACGGTTAAGAACTTTATAACGTTTACGACTGGCGAAGACCCAATATCTGCATTATACTTAACCAAGTTTATCAGTGTTGATAATAGAGCATGGTTTGCTATACAAGTGGGTTCAACTTGGACAGCTTCGCAAACTGCTATCACAGCCGATCACGTTGCCTATGGACACTTTGGTCCTAATGCTAGTATCGTAAATACTCTTGGTTCCAATTTACTTGCAACCACCAATTACACGTTATTACCTGAAACATCATACACGATGTGGATACAACAGATTAATGCTATAACTGAATATGCATTTTCTACTTCTGCAGCTGATCAAGGCGGTAATTCGTATACAGTATATTCTTCTACTCCAAGTTCACCGACTGTCATACCCTTTTATACATCTACAGGATCTGGTCCTGTAGCTTTAAGTGAAACGGCTAGATTATCTAATACTATATTAGAAGGGAGAACTACACACGCCCAACTAGTCGAAACACTTCGCACAAAAACTAATGCTGGTTTAACTGTTGTACACGACTTTCAAACATCTTCTACATGGTATCACAGTTCAATATCCCAAGATTTTACGCCAAACTTTGCTAACGTACCGACAACTGATGATAGAGTTATTCCTATTAAGTTGATCGTAGCTAACGGTGCTACTCCATATAAACCACTTAGCCCAATAAAAATTGCTGGCACTGATGTTGCCGTTACTTGGGAAGGCGGAGTTTATCCAACAGGTACTGCAAACTTAACAACTGTATGGACATATAATTTAGTTCGTAATGCTGGAACATGGAAAGTATTTGGTAGAGCAGAACTATATACAGAGTCATCAGACACTGGTTCACGAGCATATACACATAGTCCTACATTTACTGGTACACCACTTGCACCAACAGCAAGTGCAGGTACAAACACAACACAACTAGCAACTACAGCATTCGTACAAGGCGAAAAAGCAAGTCCTACATTTACTGGTATACCTCTCGCACCAACTGCAACAGCAGGAACAAATACTACACAGATAGCAACTACTGAATTCGTAAAAACTGCAGTAGATAATGTAATAGCTAGTGCACCAGGTGCATTAAACACTTTAGATGAATTAGCTGCTGCATTAGGCGATGATGAAAATTATGCAGCTACTATAACTACTGCTCTAGGAAATAAAGCTCCAATAGCAAGTCCTACATTTACTGGTTTAGTAACAGATTCTAAAGGTGAACTTAGAAATCTACCACAAAACCCACAAACTGCTGCTTACACATTAGTTTTAGCAGACGCTGGTAAACATATATCGATTACGACTGGTGGTGTTACAGTTCCAGCTGATGTATTTGCAATCGGTGATTCAATTACAATTTATAATAATTCAGCATCAGCTCAAACTATAACTACATCGGCTGTTACTTGTTATTTAGTAGGAACTGCAACAACCGGAGCTAGAACATTAGCGCAAAGAGGTTTAGCCACACTAATATGTGTTGCTACTAATGTATTTGTAATTACAGGTGGTGGATTAACTTAATGTCGATTTATAATATGTTAGTAGGTGTAACTAGCGGTGTTAAAGATGGATCATCTTCTTTAAGAGCTGCATCTTCTGCACAAGCTATAAAGACATTAACTGGCACTAATACTGATGGTGTATATTGGATTGATCTTCCAACAGTAGGTCCAACGCAAGTATATTGCATTATGAATTCATCGTGGAATGGCGGTGGTTGGATGATGGCAATGAAAGCAACTCGTGGAACAACATTTAATTATAGCGCAAATTATTGGTCTACTACAAATACATTAAACCCAACTGATCTAACACGTAATGACGCTGATGCAAAATATCATGTATTTAATTATTTTTCTGCACTAGATATAATGGCAGCATGGCCAGATATTGGTGCGGGAGGAAGTATACCTAGTGTAGGTATGTGGACTTGGTTAGAAAATAATTTTAATAATAGCACTAGAATAACTCCAGTAAATTTCTTCGGAAATGAAACTGGGACATATGCGACAACAAGTCCAGCCGGTGTAGCTGTAAGTAAGTACGGAGGATTTTTTAAAGGTTTGGCTAAATCATTTGCTGGTTGGGCTAGTGGTGTATTCTCTAGCCAAAATGCTATCAATTTTTATGGATTTAATTTTTACCCTTATCCAGGATATAGTACTCAAGCTAAAGTCCGTTGGGGATTTGCATGGAATGAAAACAATGAAGGTAATTACTCTTCACCAGCAACTTTAGCTAGTGGTGCCGCTCCAGGTTCAAATGATGTATCTGGTGGTATAGGTATGGATACCACATTTGGAAGTCATTCTGCTGGTGATATAATCAATTGTTGTGCTGATACTACTGGTATCAATAGATCTGCTCGTGTTGAAATTTATGTTAGATGATTGATCTTAATTAAGGAAAATTAATAATATGTGGTTACTATCATTTGTACCCGATTGGATTTTTTATGGACTGGCACTTGCCAGTTTTGTCGCTTTGATCTTAGCAACATTTTTAAAAGTTATACCGTTCATAGGTAAGTATGCAATACCTATTCAACTATTATCATTTGTGGTATTATTAGTCAGTGTATTCTTGTGCGGAGGTCTTTCAAACGAGGCTGCATGGCAACTCAAAGTTGCTAAGACTAATGCAGAAATCGCAGAATTAAAAGTTAAGTCAGAAAAAGTCTCGACGAAAGTCGTAACCAAATATATAGATAGAATACAAGTTGTTAAAGAAAAAGGAAACGAAATTGTCAAATACATTAATAAAGAGTCTGATACTAAGTGTGAGTTGCCTAATTCTTTCGTCATGCTCCACGATGCTGCCGCAAAAAACGAGCTTCCCGACCCCACCCGAGCTTCTGATGCGGGAGCCAGCGAAGTTAAACTCTCTGGAGCCACAACAACAATCGTCCAAAACTACGGAACCTGCTGGGAAATAAGAGAGCAATTAAAATCTCTACAAGAGTGGGTTATAGAGCAGAAAAAACTTAACCCGTAGTACTCTCCCCCGTAATAAAATAAATTGAATTGGCTATGTACAAAACATAGCTAATATGGTATAATATACTCTTCTATTGACTGATATGGAGCTTTGAAAAAATACATGCATAACAAGATTATTACAAAAAGAAATGGTGAGCAAGAACCATTCGATGTAAATAAAATCCATAAAGTTTTAGAATGGGCAACAGAAGGTATTAATGGTATTTCCATTAGCGAGATTGAATTAAAAGCAAATATTCAAATTAGCGATGGTATGGCAACATCAGATATCCATGAATTATTAATTATTTCTGCTGCTGAACTTATCAGTGAACACACCCCAAATTATCAATCAGTAGCTGCACGACTTGTAAATTACAAGTTGCGTAAACAAGTATACAATCAATATGAACCTTGGTCTTTAATCAAGATCGTACAAGAAAACGTTAATCGTGGAATGTATGATGCTCAAGTTCTTATTGAATATAGCGAATCTGAATTCGATCAATTAGACAAATACATTAAGCACGATAGAGATAACGATTTTACATATGTAGGAATGGAACAATTCCGCGGTAAGTATTTAGTACAAGATCGCATTACCCGAATTCCATATGAAACGCCTCAAATATTGTATATGTTAATCTCAATGAACTTATTCATGAGCTATCCTAAAGATACGCGCATGAAGTATGTTAAGGAGTATTACGATGCAATTTCTCAATTTTATATTAGCTTACCTACCCCAATCATGGCTGGAGTTCGTACACCTACTCGTCAGTTTTCAAGCTGTGTGCTTATTGAGTCTGGTGATTCTTTGGACTCGATCAATTCGACGGCAACTTCAGTTGTCAGATACATTTCTAAAAAGGCTGGCATTGGGATCGGCGCTGGTAGTATTCGTGCTATTGGCAGTCGTATTGGTGATGGTTCCGTTATTCACACGGGGCTTATCCCTTTCTTAAAATATTTTCAAGCCGCAGTAAAATCATGTTCACAAGGTGGTGTACGTGGTGGAGCTGCAACCATATATCTTCCAATATGGCATCTTGAATTCGAGAACTTAATTGTATTAAAAAACAATAAAGGTACAGAAGAAACTCGAGTTCGCCATATGGATTATTGTTTCCAGTTTAATAAGACGATGTATGAACGTCTATTAACTAGTGGTAATATTACATTGTTTTCACCTGATGAAGTTCCTGATTTATATGAAGCATTCTATACAGATCAGGACAAATTTAAAGAGTTATATGTTCATTACGAACAAAAAGAAGGTATCCGCAAAAAAGTGCTTTCAGCTATGGAAGTTTTTACACAGTTCATGACAGAACGTAAAGACACTGGAAGAATTTATTTAATGAACGTTGACCATGCTAATAGTCATGGCGCATTCTTACCAGAATTGGCACCTATAAAGATGTCCAATCTATGTTGCGAAATCGATTTACCTACTAAACCTTTAACATCATCGGAGGATACAAATGGAGAAATCAGTCTGTGCACTTTGTCGGCCATCAATTGGGGACTCATCAACGAACCAAAAGAATTTGAAAAATATTGCGAGCTTGCAGTCAGAGCTCTCGACAACCTCCTCGACTATCAACAATACCCAGTCTTGGCAGCAGAGAGATCAACCAAAGATCGCCGTCCTCTTGGTGTCGGCATCATCAACCTCGCGTACTTCTTGGCAAAACGAGGACTTAAATATAACGATGCAGCCCTCACAACGATAGACGAATACGCAGAAGCATGGTCATATTATTTGATTAAAGCTTCTAATGATTTAGCTAAAGAAAAAGGTGCATGTCCTAAAAATCATGAGACTAAGTATTCACTTGGAAAAACTCCGAATGATACATATAAGAAAGAAGTAGATGAGTTAGTACCACATAGTGAAAGATTAGATTGGAAAACATTGCGAAACGATCTACGCACACATGGTATTCGTAACTCAACACTAATGGCATTAATGCCTGCAGAAACTTCAGCTCAAATTAGTAACTCAACAAATGGTATCGAACCACCACGTGCTTTAGTTTCGTTTAAACAATCTAAAGATGGTGTAATGGCTCAAGTCGTTCCAGGTTTTTATAAATTAAAAAATCAATATGACTTACTATGGGATCAGAAATCTCCTGAAGGTTATTTAAAGATTTGCGCAATACTCCAAAAGTATATTGACATGGGTATTTCTGTTAATACATCATATAACCCAGAAAATTATGAAGATCATAAAGTCTCGATGGCTGATATGATTAAACACTTGGTTATGTTTTATAAGTATGGTGGTAAACAACTATATTATTTCAACACCTATGACGGTGCTGGTGAACTTCATGAAAAAGAATTCAAAGCAATAGAAGCACAGCTCGCTGAACCCGTTGATGGTGAAGACGACTGTGATTCATGCAAAATATAAAAGAACTAGCTACAAAAAGATACGAGATCTGTTCTAAGTGTCCTAAAAAAACAGATCTATTAAAAATAGAACGTTGTAAAGCATGCGGGTGCGTAATTTTATTTAAGATTATAGCACCCACATCTAATTGTCCTTTAGGAAAATGGTAAATGTCATCAGTATTTAAATTAAAAACAACGAGTCACCTCGAATCTCCTATGTTTTTTGGAGAGTCAGTAGATATAGCAAGATATGATACAGTTAGATACCCACAGTTTGAGAAGATTACAGATAAACAATTGGGGTTTTTTTGGAGACCTGAAGAAGTAGATCTATCAAGTGATCGTAAAGATTTTCATGACTTAAATGATTTTGAACAACACATCTTTACATCAAATTTAAAACGCCAAATTTTATTAGATTCTGTACAAGGTAGATCGCCGAATCTGGCATTTTTACCTATGGCTTCAGTGCCAGAATTAGAAGTAATGGTTGAAACATGGGCATTCTTCGAGACTATTCACTCTCGTTCTTACACGCATATAATTAGGAACATCTACGCAAATCCTTCTAAAGTATTTGACGAGATTAAAACTATACAACCTATTTTAGATTGCGCTGAAGATATTTCTAAGTATTACGATGACTTTATTACGGCTTCGCGTTACTATGAAATGCTTGGTGTTGGAATTCATACAATTAATGGTGAAACTATTAACGTAGATCTTTACGAATTAAAGAAAAAATTATTCCTTTGTTTATTGAGCGTATACATACTTGAAGGTATCCGTTTTTATGTTTCATTTGCATGTTCTTGGGCATTTGCTGAACTTAAAAAAATGGAAGGCAATGCCAAGATTATTAAGTTTATTGCACGCGACGAGAATGTGCATTTAGCAGCAAGCACTAGTATTATTAAACATCTCATTAAAGATGATAAAGATATTGAACGTATTCGCCAAGAGACTGAAAAAGAAATTAACGATATGTTTGTATCTGCAATAGAACAAGAAAAAGAATGGTCTAAGCATTTATTTAAAGATGGCTCGATGATTGGTTTGAATGAAAAATTATTAGCCGATTACGTCGAGTGGATTGGTTGTCGTCGTATGCGTACATTAGGATACCATTGTCCATACACAGTTTCACAATCAAATCCACTCCCTTGGACAGAGAAATGGATTTCAGGAGGTAACGTACAAGTTGCACCTCAAGAAACTGAGATCACATCATATATAACTGGTGGTGTTAAACAAGATGCTACCGCAGACTCATTGAAAGGTTTATCGCTGTAATGAAAATTTATACAAGAACAGTTTGCCCTTATTGTGATCAAGCAAAAGCTTTGTTAGATTCAAAAGGAATTAGTTATGAAGCCGTAAATATAGAAGACAACGCAGATGCTAGGAACTTCTTAGCAACTCAAGGCCTTAGATCAGTACCACAAATCTATGAAGAAAATACATTGATTGGTGGATTAAATAAACTAAAAGAGTGGATATCCATTCAAGAAATTACATCTCAGATAAAATTATGACAGAAAAAATACACGAGTGTTTAGAATGTGGCGCTGAAGCTACCATAAAATATGACTATGATTCAGTCATAGAAGAACCACAATATTGTCCATTCTGTGGATCATCATATATACAAGAGGAATTAGAAGATGATGTTAACCTCTTGAAAGGTGATGGTTTCGATGATGACATGGATTTACAATGGTAAGCCTTACGAATTAGGCGAGCAGACGCATAAAGAAGTATATGGTTTCGTTTACGTAATTACTGATTTAAAAACAAATAAACAGTATGTAGGTAAGAAACTATTTTGGTCTAGCAGAACTAAACAAGTTAAAGGTAAGAAAAAGCGGCTTAAAGTAGAATCAGATTGGAAAACCTATTTTGGTTCCAATAAACTATTACTTGAAGAACTTGAAAAGAACGGCGCAGATAATTATAAGCGAGAGATCCTTCACCTATGTGCAGGAAAAGGCGAATGTAATTATTTAGAAGCATATGAACAGTTTACTCGCGGAGTATTAACTAGCGACCAATACTACAATGATTGGATAATGGTTAAAGTTCATAGAGCTCACATAAAGGGTTTACAGCAGGCAAAAACTGTGGTATAATATAGATTATGATTATTATTGATTATTCGCAAATTTCCATCGCATCTTTCTATGCTCAGCCCAATGCTGAACTTAATGAAGACTTTCTAAGACACATGATTCTTAATAGTATTAGAATGTATTCGCATAAGTTTAAGAAAGAATACGGTGATATAGTTATTGCATGTGATGGTGGAAAATCTTGGCGTAAAGGTTATTTTCCTCAGTATAAGGCTCATCGTAAGAAAGCTCGTGAGGATAGCGGTTTAGATTGGAATTTATTCTATGAATACTTGAATCAGATACGCGAAGAGATTAAAGAAAACTTTCCATATAAAGTTATTCATTTAGAACACATAGAAGCTGATGACGTTATAGGAACTCTGGTTAAAGAGACACAAGAATTTGGTAAAAATGAACCAGTAATGATCATATCATCTGATAAAGATTTTATTCAATTACAGAAATATAAAAATGTTAAACAGTTCTCACCAGTCCAGAAGAAAATGGTTACAGATACCAACCCTCACTTATACTTATTTGAGCATGTTCTTCGTGGTGATAGCGGTGATGGTATTCCTAATGTCCTATCTGCTGATACTACCTTTGTGGATGGTTTACGACAAACTCCTCTCACTCAGAAAAAGATTGATGCGTGGTTAGAAAAAGCTGAAGATATCAAATCAGCAATGGATGATGAGACGTATAGAAATTATCAAAGGAATAAAACATTGATTGATCTTGACATGATTCCAAAGGATTATGTAGACTCAATCAAGTATTCATATGATAACCAAACACCAGCACCTCGTGCAAGAATGTTAGATTATCTTATTAAGAAACGTTGTAAAATGTTAGTAGAATCTATAAGCGAATTTTAAATATGGCCAAAAAATTACTTGTCACTGAAATGTTAGAAGCTGTCGCTAAGGCAGAAACACGCAAAGAAAAACTTGAACTGTTAAAACAATTCAATTGTTTAGAACTTCGTGATATCCTTAAAGGAGCTTTTGACGACACTATCGAATTCACTCTTCCAAACGGAGTTCCTCCTATTAATGAAGATGAAAAGAAAAACTATGATAAAACTCGATTATTGTCAGAGACCAAAAAGTTTAGATACTTTGTTAAAGGTGGTCCTGGAGATCAAGTTAACAGAGTCCGTAGAGAGAAAATGTTTATAGATATATTATACAGAATAGATTCAAAAGAGATTCCGCTTATATGCCATATGAAAGATAAAACACTTGATGGTGTATATAAAGGTGTCACTAAAAAATTAGTTCAAGAAGCATTTCCAGGACTCATAGTTAAATAAATATAGTATATGCTTGCACGCACCCCATCAACCCGTAAGGCCTAGATTCCCGACAGATCTAGGCCTTTTTTACTTTAGGAGAACGACAGACTAGCTTAACTTATATCATGTGATTTTTTAACCTTTCAACTTCACGGAGATATGCATGATTTTTTCCAATATAGAAAAATTAAAACGCGATTCGAGAGAGCTCGGACATTTTATACAAAAAATGCGGAAACGAGGACGAAGCGATGTTGCTGGTAGACTTAAGATAAAAAAAGCACAGATAGACTCATACGTTCAACAATATACGGAAGAAGGAAGAGTTAACCTAGTCAATTAAGTAAAGGCGGTGATCAGATATCTCGGGAGGTTCACAAGACCTCCCGTTATTTTTACAAACCCAAAAGGAGAATACATTATGGACGATACAAAAGAAGTAAAACAAATAGAAGAAGTAAAAGAAGAAATACAACCAGAAATGCCATGCAAAGATGAAGATAAGGCATGCACTCGCAGATGGATAGATTCTCTTAGTGATTGCGCATGATAGTTGAATTAGCAACAGTAAGCGCGATGTATATGGCTGATGCTAGTACTGCATCTCCTATAGATTATATTAATCCTATCACGATCGTAGTTAAAGGCGGAGAGAAAGCCATTAATTACCTCGATAAAAAGAAAGAAAAGCAGCTTTATATCCCAAAAGAATCTTTAGAAAAATTTAAAGCATGGGAAAAAGAGGATTGGTATAAGGATGATCCATATAAGGATATGTGGGATCCAAACTGGATAAAAAAGTCCTAGGGCCTATGTACAACGAGTTATTTTCATGGTATAATACTAACCATGATTATACACACACCGATCGGAAAGTCAAAAAAGCGCAAGCCAAATGCTAAGCAACGTGCCTTAGCAGAATCCTGGCAAGCGATGCTCAAAAAATACGAAACTAAACCAGTGCCAAAGTCTGTCAAGCTTATACAGCCTACTAAGGCATACGTACGCGAGACACCGCGCTATCCGTCACTAAATAGTGGTGTTGGTTCTTGTACCAAACCCGTTCAAGGCAAAGTCTATACTGGCACAGCGATGATCGGTATCGGTACACTACACAAATCTAATGCAGTACCTATCTTCAGCAGCGAAGAGGCCGTTGAGATCAGCAAGATGCGTCGTGGTTAATTCCAGATTTTTTTCCAAAGTAAAACTGCGCGGGTGACACCCCGGGCCCCCTAACGCACCCCAAGATGAGGGGCCCCTAAAAATATATTTAAAAAGCTAATAAAATCAACGACTTGCAAGGCCAGGGGCCCTATGTACAAACAGCGAGAAACGTGGTATAATATTCCTATACAATGAAAAAAGGACAAATTATATGATACTCGTTATTAGAACACAGTTTATGGAAAACTACGGTGCACACGATTGGGACGGTGAAGGTGAATGTCCGCAATATTGGAAGATGAAAGGTGGTTCAGAGTACATGATTGACAATGTACCACTTAACATCGATTATGCAGCAGTGGTCGAAATGGCTGAAGTTGAGAAAAATAACGAGTATGTTCGCGAATATATTCTTGATTGGTCACTCGAAAGCGATGACTATATGTCATGGTTTGAGAAGTCTCAACTTGAGTATGATGGCAAGATTTCGTGTAAAGAACCACGTCTTGACTATAACGAACTAAACGATCGTTATACAGATCCAATGGAATATGCAGAGATGTGTGCAGATAATGACGCAGTTATTTATGGAGCTTAAGATGATAGCATATTGTGATTATATGGCAAAAGTGATTCATGATTCTTTGAAAAAAGATGCACATGAATATGGAACATACGTAGACTCAGTTGGTAAAGTGAATTGGGATCTTGGCGAAAAAGGCGAATTTTTATCAACTAAAAAAACTATGTCTGTGATTGATAGAAATGGTAAATCGTATCGTATAACTGTTGAGGAGCTTTAAAATGGGTTTAGATATGTACGCGTTCTCTGTGCGCAAAGAAGACGCACTTGGAGATTTTGAATGTAAAACCGACAACGATGGTGGTGAGCATAAAGAAATTGCTTATTGGCGTAAGTTTAATGCTTTGCACGGTTGGATGGAAAAATTGTATCGCGAAAAAGGCGGAGACAAAGAATCTTTTAATTGTGTACCTGTACGCTTAACAGAAGAAGATCTGATACGATTAGATCTTGATCTCATCAATGAAAATTTACAACCAACATCTGGATTCTTTTTTGGAGAACAAGAGATTGAAGATTATCAATTAGAATCTGCTCATGAATTTCTTGCTAAAGCGAGAAATGAGATTGATGCAGGTCGCGAAGTTTATTATGATTCATGGTGGTAATATGATACGAGAAAAACAACTTACACACACTCCTATAATTGATCTTACAGGTCCAGAAGGCAATGCATTTTGTCTAATGGGTTATGCGAAGAAATTTGCACGACAGCTTGAATTGGATGGAGATAGTATCATCAATGAAATGAAAGCAGGAAACTATGAACATTTAGTCTCTACTTTCGATAAACACTTTGGCGAATACGTTATTCTTGAGCGATGATAGATAAACTATACATTTGGCTATGTAGACACAAAAAATTACACGCTTTATATTACCAGTGTACTTTTGCCGAATGGTGTGGTATAATATTATTAATCATTTGGATGTTACTCGCATGAATGAATTTTTTGGACCAACGTTGC